TATGATGTATGGAACAGCAAATGCTAAAACCGCTACATTATCTTTTTGGGTTCGCAGTTCTTTAACTGGAACTTTTGGTGGCTCAATTACTAATTCAGCACAAAATTATTCTTATCCATTCACATATACAATTTTAGCATCAAATACTTGGGAATATAAAACAGTAACATTTACTGGACCAACTGATGGAACATGGTTAGCAACAACAAACAGGGGTGTTGGTGTTTTCTTTAGTTTAGGAATGGGTTCAACTTATAGCGGAACTGCTGGTTCTTGGTCTGGTAATCAAGGGAGAGCATTCAAGGAACATCAGCTTCTGGATATACTAATGCTCGTGGTTATTGGATTGCACCAAATACTGTGGCAACTGATTTTATTTCTTTTTCTGCGGAGTTATAAATGTATAAATTAATCAAAAATCCACAAGGTGTTGATAGTGCAGTTAATTTTGAAAAAGATGGTATTCAATATTCCATTCCATTTAATCCAGACAACACCGATTACCAAAAATACTTAGAGTGGGTTGCTGAAGGTAATACTCCAGAACCTGCTGACGAATAATAGATAAATACCAGATTAATAGAGAGAACATAAAGTGGCTTTAACTCGTGTAACCCCCAATATTATTGCAGTTGCCAATAATGTCACCAATAAGACAGTTGGTAATACAACATCTATTCCATCATTTACATTCGATGGTGCTGGTGTAGTTACATCTGCATCCAATGTGGCAATCTCTGGTGCTGGTATCACAGCGAACACAGTTGCTAACTCAGCATTCCAAACAGGATCTATTGAAAATTATAGTAGAGCTACTGGATTGCTTTCTGGTATGCGGAATAGAATAATCAATGGTGCGATGGTTATTGACCAAAGAAACGCTGGTGCTAGTGTTACTGCTACAACTTCTAGTCCATATACTCTTGATAGATGGTACGCACAAGCTACTGTAAATTCTAAATATACAGTTCAACAAAATGCTGGAGCAGTAACGCCACCAGTAGGATTTAGCAATTATTTAGGAGCTACTTCTTCTGCCGCAACAGTATTAGCCGCTGGGGATTACTATTGCATTTCACAAGGAATTGAAGGTTTTAATATTGCTGATTTAGCTTGGGGCACTGCAAATGCTAAAACAGTTACTTTATCATTTCAAGTATATTCAAGTCAAACAGGAACTTTTGGCGGTTCATTATGGACAGGAAATAGTGGTGCTTATCTACCTTTTAGTTATTCAATTCCTACAGCAAACACATGGACTAATATATCTGTAACTATTGCTGGTCCTACTATTGGTAGCTGGTATACAAACAATTCAAATGGTGTAACTTTAAATTTTAGTTTAGGTGCTGGTACTACATATTCAGGTGGAACTGCTGGAACATGGTCAAGCACTTTATATGTTCAGCCATCAGGATGCGTTAATATAGTAACTTTTAGCGGAGCAACATTCTACATTACTGGTATTCAATTAGAGGCAGGCTCTACAGCTACTAGCTTTGATTACAGAAGTATTGGAACAGAAACATCTTTGTGTCAGAGGTACTACTATCGGATTAAAGCAACGGCAGGAAATAAAATTTTTAGCAGCGGTGCTCAATCTTACGCCACAACTGGCACTATTTGTGTTGTGCAGTTTCCTGTAACTATGAGAACAGAACCATCTGCATTAGAACAAAGTGGAACTGCGGGAGATTATCGTGTATATAACGCAACAGGTAGTGCAGTAAATTTATCTTCAGTTCTAACATTTAGCAGTGCTACAACCATAACTTCTGAAATAATAGGTACTGTTAGTAGCGGTCTTGTTGCTGGAAACGCAACCACATTGTTAAGCACAAACTCAAATGCTTATCTTGGATGGAGTGCAGAACTATGATTTACAAAATGTTACCTAAAAAAGAAGATAGAGAACTAATATTTGCTCGCATTGACGATGATGGTAAATGCCGTTTAACTTGTACAGCACAAAACCCTGAGTTTCAAACACACATAAAAGCTGGTGCAGAACTGCAAGATGCCGATGGGAATGTGATGACACAAGAACAGGCTGATGCGTACATTGCGAGCCTACCATAATGTTTATCATTGACTGGGTTTTCGATAAGATGGGCTACACCAAAAAGGAGCATTGGCTTACTTTTCTCCATGATTGGGAAAGCCCAAAACCCGTTAAAAAAGTTGCGACTAAACGGAAAAGTCCTGCAAAAAAGTCGCAGAGCCAAGCAAAAAAGGTGTAATTATGGCTAACGAGATTGAAAAAGAAATCGTTAAAGAAGCCATTAAAGAGTGGTTAAACGAGAAAGTAACCCAGTTTGGTTGGTTCTCTATACGAACATTGTTTTATGTCTTTGTAGGCGGTTTAGGTTATGCCTACCTATCTACTCATGGATGGTCTTTGCCAAAATGAAATATGGAACTTCTAGAAGGGGCAAAGTCCCTATCGAGTAATCTTGATTCAAGCCGAGCAAGTGCTAAAGAACTTTCTAAAAGTATTGAGAATGTACAAAAAGAAGCCACCGATGTTGCAGTACAACGAAATATAGATAGACGCAGAGAATTACGAGAAAACGAAGTACGCAAAGAGTTATTCCTAAAACGAGTCTTGATGCAATGGGAACACGAAGAACGAGTTAGACGAGAAGAAGCACAGATTAGAGCAGATTTTCTAAGAAAGTATGGCAAACGATGGGCAGAAGTAGAAGCCTTGAAAGCCAAGCTAGAGAAGCAAGAGAAAGAATTTCAAAATGAATTTAACAAGGATTTAAACAAGGCTAGAGTTGCACAGTTTTGGTGTTTTGCAATAGCTGGCGTAATAGCTTATTTTTTAGTATGGGGTGGTAAATGATACCTTTGATGGCACTATTTGATGTGGGGATGAAAGTCCTAGACAAGTTTATTCCTGACCCTGAAGCTAAGGCAAAGGCTCAAAAAGAACTTTTACAGATGCAACAAGAAGGCAGACTAGCTGAGCTTAACGCTGACAATATTGAAGCTCAAGAGCTAACCAAGCGCCAGCAAGCGGATATGGCTAGTGATAGCTGGTTATCTAAAAACATTCGCCCTATGACGCTTGTTTTTATTTTGGTTGTATATACAGCATTTGCAATTATGAGTGCGGTTGAAATAAATGTTCATAAACCCTATGTAGAACTTCTAGGCCAATGGGGCATGCTCATTATGTCGTTCTATTTTGGTGGTCGTACCCTTGAAAAGATTATGGATATGAAGGTCAAGAATGACAGGTGAGTTTGAAAAGGCTTTAAAACGCATCCTAAAGCACGAAGGCGGTTTTGTTAACGATGCCCTAGACTCAGGTGGAATGACTAACCTAGGCGTTACTAAGCGTGTTTGGGAAGAATTTGTAGGGCATCCTGTATCCGAAGCCGATATGCGAGCCTTGACCCCTAAAAAAGTCGGCTCAATGTACAAACTAAAGTATTGGAATCCCAGTTATTGTGAAGTCCTACCAAAAGGCTTAGATTATGTGGTCTTTGATTTTGCCGTTAATGCAGGAACAGGGCGAAGCGTTAAGACGCTACAACAGGCAATCGGATGCGTTAGTGATGGAGTTATCGGGCCTAAGACTATGGCAGCAATTAACGATGCAGAGCCTAAAGACCTTATTGCAAAGTTTTCAGACGCTAGGGCAGATTTCTACCAAAGCATAGTGGCAAGAAAACCCGACCAAGCTCGCTTTATTAAAGGCTGGCTTAATCGGGTAGAGGATGCTAGAAAACTAGCTCTTGAGGAATATAACCATAACGACAAACAGACTTAGCACTAATAAGGCTTTTTCTGTCCAATAAACCCTGTTAAGACGGGCTGGGTCGTGAATTAAATAAGACTGAAGCTCAAGCATATCGGTGTCTTTTTCAACATACTTAGGTGGCACATAATACTTACCGATTTGTACTTTGCCGTTGTTGTATGGAATGTTCATAAATACCCCCCTAAAATATAACCTAGAGTTGTACAAGCTACTGCAAATAACACAAATAGAATTGTAGCTACAAATAGGTTCATTCTGTCCTCGCTTTCATCATAGCATCAGCAAATAAATAAGCATCTTTAGCCAAAATTTCTATTCCTATTTCAATTCTTGATTGGTTGTCTATAGTGTAATAAACGCAATCAGGAAGGGCGTAAGATATTAAACTTTGAAATGCTTTGGCAGCAAAATAATCCCGTAAATCCATGCCTGTGCTTTGTTTAACACCTATTACATTATCATGGTAAATAGGCTCAGAATTAGGAAATGCTTTCATTCTAAATCCTCACTTTCTGTATCTTCAATGTCGTAAATAAATGCCATTACTTCACTATCTACATGAATGTGTTTCTTTGCTAATTCAGGCTTATGCTCAATAGCCGTATGAACTTCTTGGACTAGCTGATAGGCTTGGTATAGCTTATCAATCATTTCTTGGCGGGTCATAATTACCCCCTAGTAAAAGATTTTATAGCGTGGATGGCAAGTTACTTCAACGGGTACAGTTGTAGTCACCCCGTTAATCTTGCGTCTAGCCTCAATTACTACTGGTCTTGTGTTGGCTGACTCACATTCATTAATACCCAAGATAACCTGACTACGAGTCATGTGAAAAACAGTTTTATCGGTTTCAAGACTAGCGTTAGGTGGCTCAAACGATGAACAAGCCCCTAATAATGCGGTTAATAGTGCCATTGCGTATTTCATGATATTCCCCCTGTTTTTAAAACATAAACAATAGCAGGCACTCCAAATGCTAATAGACCTGCAACGATACCTAATAAATAGTCTTTCATAAATCCCCCTTTGGTTAAACAACAATTAAATATTAAGCCAACTTAACATATTAATATACTAGGGACATACCCTAATGTATAGATATACAGTATAAAAGGTGGGCTACTTGTTGAGAAAGCATACTTACTGGCCTTTCTATATACAAACTTTCGCCCGTTGTAAGGTGGGGTGGCCCTCTGTGTGAAGGAGATTGTGGCAGGGGGATTGCCGCCACCCCGTAATCATTATAGTTTATTCTTTGCCCGATAAAACGCCAAAAGATGCGTAAAACAATCCCACCCGATTCGCAGGTCATCTTCAGGTATCTCTACTAGTTTAGCCTTATTTTGTAAGGCATTAACATAAACAATTGCACACCGAGCCGTAGGCATCTCAAACCCTTGTCTATAAGCCGCCAGTTGCATTTGGTGGTCAAAGTAATAGTCGAGCTTGTCTAAGTCTTTTTCAGTCGTTTTAAAGTCGATTACGCAGTTCTTAGCGATTAAGTCGCATTTACCACCATACCCACCACGAGCAAAGGACTTCTCAGAAACCCATAGCTGTGAGCCAAAATGCTCGTTTATAGCGGTTTCTACGGCTCGGACATAGGTTGGTAGCTCAGGGATGTAAACACCCTCGTAGAAGGCTTCTATGACCCCATGTATCTGTGTTCCCCGTTCCGCAGCTTGCTTAGCGGTTTCTTTAGAATCCGATACAACCCGACTTAGCCAATCTTCTTCCGACTCACCCTCTAAGCGAGGTAATGTAAGAGCGGCAAGTATGGCTTGTTGTTGTTTCCATACATCCAATGCGGGTTTTGACGCACAACCAATAATTGTGGTAACTGAGGGCAGTAGGCCAAGTCCTCGTGCGTCTTTGACAGTTGTGTTTCTTTCTTTGCCATTCTTGCCAATAACCCGATAGGCTGGACTGCCATTGGGTAAGTACCAATGACCACTTTCACTCGTATTCTCTTTCACTAACATACATCCCCCTAATAAACATTACATTAACTGTAGCACAGCGATTCTATCATCGGAGTTTTTAACCCTGTCGGCACAAGCCTGAACCACAGTCTTAATGACAGCTTCCAAGTCATCTTGGGCAAATCCGATGATGGGTACTTCTTCATCGTAGCCCCGTTCTTGAAAGGTTTTGACTGTATATTTTTGGTCAATAAAGTCTTTAATCATGTGGTTCATAGCTCGCTCCTAAAGGTTACCCCCTCAAAACGGGACGGAATCGTCCTCTATTGCTGCGTCTTGCAACTTCTTATTTACATCAGTAAAGGTATTGCGGTACTCGGCTGACTGCATAATTTGGTCTTTTAAACCTTGTGAAAGCTCGTCAAAGGTCTTTTGGTCAAACTGCTGCAAGTCAAACAATACGCATGGGTTTACGCCCTGTGGTAGTCCTGCCTTTTGCACAATGGCGGGTACTGGTGTTACTGCAACTGCATCAGCGTAGGTATTGCCGTTATTAGCGGTTCTATGCTGAACAGTAACCATGCACCATTTATCTAACAAATTGCGTAAGTCAAAGCCACGCAACTCATCATCGGTAAATGATTTGCCACGCCAAGATTCCAAGTCCTTCCGTAAAGAAGCCTTATCGCCTAGCGATAGCGTGTAGTTGCGTGTTTGGATTAGGGGTTTGCCCTCAATTAATAAGTCATCCCCATGCAATTCCCAAAAGAACTTCACTTTGCGTAGCATCTTGACTTGACCCATGTACTCGGACTTCTGAGTTCCAAGGTCAATTATTCTGTATAAACGAGCTAGGTGCGACCCTACTGGGGCTACCTTAAACTCTTTCTTTTCTGTCGATGTGCCTGTCACAATCATTGTTTCCCCCCAAAAATATTAGAAAAATCATCCACAATAGCAGTCAATACGGGGTTAACCCTACGCTTGTTAGGGAGTCCACAATGAAACCTGATTAGGTCTATTTCTGCCAATGTCAACATATCACCATCCTCTGCCTTATCTAAAGCTATATTCAGGCGTTCTTGGTCTTGCAACTGTTCGTTATGTAATTCCTGTAAGTCATCCATAATCATCTCCAAAAGTAAACAGCTTATGCTGTACCACCATATTAAGCCAAATTAAATAAATGTGCAAACTATTTGATATGGCGTTGTATTTTTGTTAAACTTGCTTAATGAAGAAAAAAATGTTTACCGATAGCCAAATTATCGAGTTACTGGGTGGGCCAACAAAAATAGCCAAAATCTGCAAAATTAGCGTACCTGCTGTAAGTATGTGGAAAAACTCAGGTATTCCAGCCGATAAAATGGTGTATTTAGGGGCTTTGTTAGAACAGGAATCCAAAGGATTGGTAAGCCGTAAAGACTTATTTCCTGACTCATACCAGTTGATATGGCCTGAGCTACGATGAGAACAGTTTGCTGGTTTTCTTGCGGTGCTGCTAGTGCTGTAGCTACAAAAATAGCCCTAAAAGAAGCTACAGGCGAAGTAGTTATAGCTTACACAGAGGTCAAAGAAGAACACCCTGATAACAAGCGGTTCTTAGCCGAGTGCGAGGAATGGTTTGGGCAAAAGATTGAGATTCTTGGAAATGACTTTTACGACAGGTCAATTTATAGGGTATTTGAAAAAAACTATATCCGTACCCCTAAAGGTGCTCCATGCACTAGAGCCTTAAAAAAACAGATTCGGCAGCGTTTTGAAAAGCCCACAGACAGACAAGTATTTGGCTACACCGCAGAAGAACAAGCCCGATTAGACCGATTTATAGACGCTAATGCCGATGTCAACATATGGACACCCCTTATAGATAAAGGCTTAGGTAAGGAAGATTGCCTTGCTATCCTTAAAAACGCCAATATTGAACTTCCAGCTATGTACAAGCTTGGCTATCACAATAACAACTGTATTGGGTGCGTTAAGGGTGGTATGGGCTACTGGAACAAGATAAAAGTGGACTTTCCTGAGCATTTTGACCGCATGGCAAAGCTCGAAAGATTTAAAAAGCAAACCATATTTAAAGACCGCTACCTTGATGAATTAAAGCCCACAGATGGAAATTATCCCCAAGAACCCAATATTGAGTGTTCTATTTTCTGTCAGATAGTTGAGCAAGATTTAAAATAGCGTTATACTGTAAGGGCAGAGTGATGTCTGTCTAGTAAGTAGCTCTATACACAAGACCCTTTTGGGTTGTTCTGAGTGTTTAGTAAATGAATAGAGCCATTTATTAAGCAACATCACCTTAGAGCAACCCAAAGGGGTTTTTCTATTTCTGCCACCCGAAACGACAGGGTGTTAGAAAAAGTCGGGGATGGGCTAGAGGCCGATGGAGATTCAGCATCGGAGCGAGGGTCGACACCTGCGATAGCCGCCAAGATACTGGGTCAAGCCAGCTTGGGTAGAGTCGTTACTCGATACATCTCTTGACAGTATCGCCACTTGTGGCGTTGGTCGTTCTATGGGAAAAGAGCTTGCAAAAAATTATATATAAGTTATATACACATTAACCTATAAGTATATAAATAAAGCCAAAATCTATACATAAAGGTATATAAACATTACATTAACCAACATAATGTAACTTATAGGTTACTTTATAGGCGTTAATGTAATACTTATGAGTCATAAGGGAAAGTACCTATATACCTTATTATTAAGTAAACTTAACCTACAGCCTTTACGGGGGAATTGTGAGTTCTTGGCTAATTATCTTAACTGGTGCAATTTACTTTTATATTTCTATTGAACAAGGCTTTAAAGGTAATACAGCTATGGCAGTTGTATATAGTGGGTATGCGTTTAGTAATGTAGGACTTTATATACTTGCAACAAAATAGGGGGATAGTGTGGATTTTGAAAAGTTTTGGATTAACTGGCCCAAAAAGGTCGCCAAGAAAAAAGCTGAAATTGCTTGGAAACGATTGACTGACCTTGAAAAGCGTGAAGCCTTAGAAGCCTTGCCTAAACACCTTAGACATTGGCAACTTAAACGCACCGAAATAGACTATATCCCGTACCCTGCTAGTTGGTTAAATGCAGCAAGGTGGGAAGATGTTTTAGACATGACCCCCGCCAAAGAAAAGGTGGACAGGTCTTGGATGTTTAGCCAACAAGGTATTGAGAACAAAGCTCGTGAACTAGGCATACTGGGTAACGGGTACGATAGCTACGATACTTTAAAGAAGAAATGTATGATGCGAATGGGTATGGAGATTGATTGAATACAAACATCAATGTGCAGTACGGCAGTTGTGCAAATGGCGTAATCAATGGGGGTTAGCAAAGTTTAGAGAATACCTATCAAAATATAAACTTGATAGTAATTTACTAAATGGCTTTGCAGACCAATGGAAAAAAGGTAACAAGGGGGAATGGAAAACATGGTTATAAAAACAATTCAAATAGAAACAGACGCAATAACGGATGAGCTTAGTCAGTCATTTGATTTTAAATTTGATGGCAATTCTCAATTTGAAGTGCCAGTTTTACCTAATTTGCCTACAGAATTTGGAATTGGTTTAATTGTAGGCCCAAGTGGTAGTGGTAAATCATCTTTGTTAGAACAGTTTGGTAAAGAAAAAACAATTAATTGGGATACAAACAAAGCAATTTGTTCGCACTTTGAATCTTCTATTAAAGCTCAAGAAAAACTAAGTGCAGTTGGTTTTAATACAGTTCCATCTTGGATGCGACCTTACCATGTGCTATCTACTGGTGAGAAGTTTAGAGCAGACTTAGCTATGCGACTTGAAAACAACGCTGTAATTGATGAATTTACATCTGTTGTAGATAGAAATGTGGCTAAATCATGCTCTTACGCATTGCGTAGATATGTTGACAAAAGCAACCTACAAAACATTATTTTGGCTACTTGCCATTACGACATTATTGAATGGTTACAGCCTGATTGGGTATATGACACCGCCACAAACCGACTGACTGTCGGAAGGGGGTCAGTTAGGCGACCAACGATTGAATTGGAAATGTTACCTTGTTCAACCCAAGCGTGGTCAATGTTTAGCAAACATCACTATCTCACAGCAAACATCCATAAAGCTTCACAATGCTGGCTCGCTGTTTGGGATGGAACTGTAGTGGGTTTTTGTGCAACCATACCATTCCCAAGCGGGTCTTTTAAAAATGCTTGGAGAGGGCATAGAACTGTAGTTTTGCCTGATTTTCAAGGTTTAGGTTTAGGAGTAAGAATATCAGACGCTATTGGTGAAATATACCTAGCTCATGGCAGAAGATACTTTTCTAAAACTGCAAGTTATAGGCTTGGAGAATATAGAAATAACTCTGAAAAATGGCGACCATGCACTACCAATATGTCAACTAGACAAGGTTATTTGCGGTCAAACAAAAAAAGAATGGGAGCACCTAAAAACTTAAAAGATTACGCAAATAGATTTTGTTACTCACATGAATATATAGGTAAAAAATGAAAGAGTATGACCCACACGAAGCAATAGACTTTATATTTAAAACAGCACCGCAATACGCTAAAGCAAGCGGTGAACTAGCCCAGCTTGAGAACTTTAGGCATAGTCTTAAAGCCATCAAAATGTCGCAAACTGACGAACAAAGTCTTGGTGCTCAAGAACGGGAAGCCTACCGCAGTCAAGAGTATCAAGACTTATGCAAAGCCATAGGGGTAGCGGTAGAGCAAAAAGAAGCCCTTAAATGGCAATTAGAAGCCGCCAAGATGCGTTTTGAAGCATGGCGTACCCAACAAGCTAATGACAGAAATATAGAAAGGTTGACCCGATGAGAGATTACGCTGAAGTAATGCTAGAACTTAACCATGCCATTAAAAAAGTGCATGAATTTTGCCTAAAAAATCAGGCAACTGAAGCCTATTTAAAAAGCTGTGATGTGGTTGATTTAGCCCAAGAACTAGAGGATGTACTGCAAAACAATGCAAACATTCAATAAGATAATGCGTAACGCTTTTGCATCGCACATTGACTATGGTGCGTTCTTAGGGCTATTACCTACAAATCCACATTTTTGCCCCAGTAACATAGATGGGATTGCAGAGCGTAAAGGCAAGTTTTTGGTGATGGAATGGAAACGCCCCAATGAAAAGGTTAGCGAGGGCCAACGCAGATTATTGCAAGCCTTTGCTAAAACACCTAACTTTACAGTCGTTATTGTGCAAGGCAACACAGATGACGGGCTAGTTATCCAAGACTACTGGCAAGTCCAATCCTACGGGTCATGCGTTAAACTCGGCACTGGGGTTGACGACTTTAAAGCCTTTTATACAATGTGGTACGAATACGCCAATGAATAAAAAAGAAAGAAAACAAAATGACAATATTGCAAGACTTGGTTGCGTCTTATGCTACCACTTGGGCTTCAATGACACCCCCGCAGAGCTTCACCATGTCAGACGATTCGGGGGTAAACGGGCAAACGCACCAATACTCCCTTTATGTACCGAGCATCACCGAGGTGCTACAGGTGTGCATGGACTCGGAGCAAAGGCTTTTGAGAGATACCACGAAGTTGAGTTCGATACCTTACTAGGTATAGTCAAGGCACGATTAGATGAATGATTGGGAGTTTTATTTTGGGCTGTTTATAGTGCTATTGCCCTTTATAGCGTTTTGGATATGGCTACAATTCTAAGGGGTCGAACCCTAATTCTTTGCACATATGGCATCTTGTTCTAAACTCTTTGCCATGCTGTGCCCATTTATAACCTTGCCGTCTATAAAAACTCATATGAATCATCTCATGGGCCATAGTCCTAATAACTGTGTCTAAATGCCCACACCGAGCGTCAGAGATTGTAATAATATGTTCCCATTTATCTCCGTCACTATACAAATAAGTGCCCATGACCTCTACATCTGAGTCCACGATAAAATTCACTTGTTCGGGTAAAGGTAGTTTCCATTTAGAAAACGGCTCGCAGCAAAACAACATACTGTAAATGTTTTTAAGTATGGCTGGCGTTAGTTTCATACTTTTAACAACTGACCCCGAAAATAGATTAAACCTTCATCCTCATTAATAACTTCTGCAAGTTCAGGTGGCATCATTTTGCCGTTAATAAAGGTCAATACTGCAAAACCAGCTCTCCAGTTGACTGGATTTTGTTCAGTATATGCGAACTGGCTGTCTTTAATACAAGCCATAGTGCCAGTATCTACTCCGTACCTAGTGCCCGTATAGTCAGTCCAAGGCGTAATTTTAAGAGAATGTAGATGCCCCGTAACAAAGCTAGTGCCTGACTTAATTGTGTTGTTATAGAC